CTCTGATTTTAAAGAGTATATTGATAAGACTTATGGTGAGCACTATAAAGCAGAGACACTAGAATGTTTTGATGCTTGGATTGCTCGTGGTTCTGCCACAACCACTTTCCTTACAGCTGAGAAATATATTTGGCGCTATGGAAAAAAGGATGGCTCCAACAAAAAAGATTTAATGAAGGCATTGCATTACGTTATGCTTGCTTTATATAATGAACATTATAAGGAATAGATTATGGAAATAAAGATTGAGATGGATGTACTAAGGAAGCGTAAGTTATTTTTAGCCGTACCAATGTACGGCGGTTCATGTATGGGTCTTTTCGCCAAATCGGTTGCTGACCTAACTGCTATGTTTGCTGCTAATGGTCTAGAACTTAGATCATATTTTCTATTCAATGAATCACTAATCACACGTGCTAGAAACTATTGTGTTGATGAGTTCATGCGCTCTGATTGTACTCATATGCTATTCATTGATTCGGATATTGGTTTTGATCCTCGTGATATTGTTGCCATGATGGCACTTCAATCCGATGAGTCAGACTATGATGTTCTTGCAGGGCCATATCCAAAGAAGACAATCTCTTGGGAAAAGATCAAGCTAGCGGTTGATAAGGGTATTGCAGATACTGATCCCAATGTTCTAGAAAAGTTTGTCGGTGATTATGTTTTTAACCCAAAGTCTGGTAATGGTACTATTCGGATTGATGAACCAGTAGAAGTTTCTGAGGTTGGTACTGGTTTTATGATGACTCGTCGATCTGCATTCGAAAAGTTTAGAGATGCTTATCCTCAGTACCATTATAAACCAGATCATGTTCGTACTGAACATTTTGATGGTACTCGTGAAATCATGCAATACTTCCAAGCAGAGATTGATCCAGAGTCTAAGCGCTATCTATCAGAAGACTATTGGTTCTGTCAGAAGTTAACACAAGCTGGTGGTAAGATTTGGTATTGTCCTTGGATGAAACTTCAGCATGTTGGAACATATATCTTTGGTGGATCTTTAGCCGATTTAGCATCTATTGGAGCTCCAGCAACTGCTGATCCTGCAATGCTTAAAAAGGGTAAAAAGTAGTTGACAAACTACTTTATCCATATTATGATTCATTATCCACAATAGAGGAACTATCTATATTATGAAACTAAGTGCACGTACTCTACATGTTCTAAAGAACTTCTCTGCTATCAACCCTTCGATTATTCTGAAACCTGGTAATGTAGTATCTACCATCTCTCAAAACAAGACTATCATGGCTCGTACTACAGTCACTGAAGAGTTTGAGAATGTGGTGGCAATCTACAATCTCAGCCGATTCATTTCAACTCTATCTCTATTCGAGAATCCAGAACTTACATTTAGTGATAAGTCTGTTCGTATTTCTGATGGCAACCGAGGTGTGATTTATCATTATGCTGATCCTACCATTATTATGGCTCCTCCTGAAAAGGAAATCAAGCTACCATCAGTAGACGTTGAATGTGTTCTAACCAACCGTGATTATCAGAATGTCACCAAGGCTCTAAGTGTTCTTGGTCTACCTGAGATTGCTATTATTGGTGATGGAACTACAGTCTCACTAGAAGCCGTTGATATGAAGAATCCATCAACTGACACCTATTCTGTTCAGATCGGTGAAAGTGATAAGGTCTTCCGTGCTATCTTCCGACAAGAGAATCTTAAGATCATGGATGGCGACTACAAGGTTATGATTTCTTCTAAGGGTATCTCTCAGTTTGTAGGAACTGAAGTCACTTATTGGATTGCAGTAGAGTCCAACTCTACCTTCTAATCTTACTGAATTGATTGACAGCCACATGGATATGTGATAATGTATCCATGTGGTTTTTTATTATGGAGAAAGTAAATGCTTGATCAGTATCTCTGGGTCGAAAAGTACCGCCCACGGAAAGTAGCCGATACTATTCTACCTTGTGATCTAAAAAAGACCTTTCAAGGGTTCGTTGATTCTGGTAATATTGCCAATATGACACTAGCAGGTGGTGCTGGTGTTGGTAAAAC